TTAGCGGTAGTTTCGGATGACGAGTTCGCCACTGGGTGCTTTTCCTTTCGTCCGGCTCATGGTGTAGGTTAGCTGCAGCGGGGATTGTTCGAAGGCTTTGAAGAGTGTGCGGATGTCGGGGTGGTCGTTGATAGACAGCATCATTTTGCCTTTGCAGGTCCCCATCATTTCGGCCAACAGTTGGTATTGTTCCCAGCCGAATGCCCTGCCGTAGCCTTCGCATTGCCAGTAGGGCGGGTCAGCGTAGAAGAAGCTGTGCGGGCGGTCGTAACGTTTGAGACAGCGGTCCCAGGGTTCGTTTTCGATATACACGCCGTCCAGTCTGCGCCGCGCTGCCCGCAGATCTTCAGCAATGCCGGCAATGCGCCATGCCCTTGCGGTGGTGGCCGTGCCAAAGCTCTGTCCGGTGGTTTTACCGCCGAAGGCGGTGTGTTGCAGGTAGTAGAAACGCGCGGCGCGCTGGATGTCAGTGAGGGTTTCGGAAGGGGTGCTTTGCAGCAGGGCGAAGGTTTGGCGGCTGGTCAAGGTCCATGCAAACTGCCGCATGAATTCGTCGTAGTGGTGTTGCAGGACGCGGTAGAGGTTGGTCAGGTCGCCGTTGATGTCGTTGAGCACTTCGACTTTGGCAGGCGTCTCGCGCATGAAGAATAGCGCTGCGCCGCCGGCAAAGAGTTCGATGTAGCAGGAATGGTCGGGGAAGAGTGGCAGCAGATGTTTGGCGAGGCGGCGTTTGCCACCCATCCACGGGATGATGGGACGCGGTTGTGTCGCTGCTTTGGTCGGCATGGATACCTCTTGCAAGTGTAGAGATTCTTCTTGTAGGCTTGCCGCCCTCTCGCGAGAGGAGCGGGCCTTGCTTGCAGCGGTGCTTTCGCTGTGAGGGCTGGCGCGGTGTCCCCACACTGCGCCGGTCGTCCGTTTGCTTGAGGCGGGATTATCCATGCAGCGGCGCTTGGCCGCGATCAGACTCGTTTAGGATTTCTCTATCGGCAGACGCAGCTGCGTGCGGCGCTGCATCAATGCCTGTATCTTCTCTTTGATTTTGAGGCTGTAGCCCTGGCTCCAGCCGTATTTGCGGTCCACGTCGCGGTAGTCCATGTAGCGCAGGTCGTGATACGCGCACAGCCAACGCGCGAAGTTGGCCGGATTCTTGGTGATGTAGATTTTTTCGCCGGCGAATGCCTGTGACAGGCGCACCAGCGTTTCGTGAATGGCTTTGCTGGCAGTGGCTTCGGTGATGCCCTCGCTCGTCAGGATCGCATGGAGGTGATCGGCGAGCGCGGCGAAAAACTCGCCGCTCACGTCAAACCGGGGTTCGGGGATGCTGACGCCCCATTTGAAATTGTCCCCGCTCATGGTTGCCCCAAGCCGCGCTTGGCGCGTTCATCACGCAGCCAGCCTTCCAGCATGTTGTAGAGCTTGTTGGTTTCTTCGTCCGTCAAATCGGCGACATTCCATTTGCCCAGGAATTTTTTGACGTAGCGGTTCAGGCTGGATTTATCCTTGCTTACTATCGCGCCAATTTTGCGCAGGTCGTACCACTTGGCGATGCAGGCGCGTTGCTGGCGGGTCAGCGGACGGCGTTCGTCCTTGAAGGCGCCAAGGTGGGTCATTTCAAAGATAACGCGGCTACGCTCTCTCATCGTCATGTGCTTGCTGCTGTCCTTGCCGGTCAGGCGGATGAGGAAAGCGCGGTAGGTGTCATCGTCCATACCCAGCTTTTTCTTGCCGATATGGATACGCGCGGATTGGTTGCCTGCATACATGTTAATCCTCCAGGTCTTTGCATACTTCTTGCAGCGCGGCAGTGATGTTGCGCAGCTTAACCAGTGCCTTGCTGCGGTCATCGCGCCCCAGGGTCAGGGCGGCATCCATCAGTTCTGCCACCAGTACACCGAGAGTTTTAGCGGCTTTGACGTCTGCGGCTTTTTTCTTCGTCATGTTCGTCTCCTTGTTGCCAGTCTTGCAGAATGGTGTGCGTCACGCCGCCGGCTTGAGTGAAGTCGCGCACGGCCACATTGCGGATGATTTGTGGGGGGCGTTTGGATGGAGGGCAGTCCAGTTGTTGCGCGATTTCGCCCCAAAAGCGCGCAGCGTCGGCGTAATCGGCGGCAGTGCGGGGATTATCGGGTGGCGGCAATACCGGACGCGGCGGCAGGTAGGCAAAAAACTGGTGCGGCGTTGGCCATTTGTCCAGCTCGATAGCAAGACGGACAAAGGCGTGCTCCACCCGTACCGCGTCGTCCGGTATCCAGCCACCTTTGCGCGCCGCCATTTCCAGCCAAACCATTGCCGTGTCCGGCAGTTGCCGTTCATTGGGCGCAAAGGCGAGGCGCAGCACCGCCAGCTTTTGCAGGCCATAGAGGATGGCGTTGTGGACCTCGCAGGGCAGTTCTTGCACCACATCATCATCCCCTGCGTTTCATGGCTTCGAGGGCGGCAATACCGGTCAGCGGGGTCGCCGGGTTGGGGGTCGCCGTCATGACCGGCGACACGCCCCCATCGGCGGAGCGGTAGCCGGTCAGCACCTCATACAAATAGCCGTGGTTTTTGAGCGGGGTGTTGAGGCGCCCGGCCTCGCGCGCGGCCAGTGTTTGCCGCATGGCCCATGCCCACGCGTCAGGCGGGGCGTCATAAACGCGCCCGTCACGCTCAATGCGCTGCGCCTGCATATCCGGCAGCAGGTCATTGAGCAGTTTGGCCACGCGGGCAAAGGACAGCTCCGTTTGCGCTGGACGAAACAGACCGAGATAGCGCATGGTCAGGGCAGGCAACTCGCCGCCAAGTTTGATCAGCAACATCAGCACGGTGCGGGCATCGTCGTGGGCGATGAGCGCATCCAGGCTGTTGGTGGCGCCGCAACAAGGACAACGCACTCTCACGGCAGCCTCTCTTTGCGCACGTCCATCACCCGCCCTTCCGGCGACGTGAGGAAGGTATGGGCGAAGGTGCCGTCTGCATCGTTGCGGGTAAAAACCAGCTCGCCGTTGTGCTGCGCGTCTCTTTTGAGATCGATGGCGATGACGCTGCCGCAAAAGTCTTTGGCCTGGTCATAGGTCAGCCCGAAACCGACCAGCGCTTTTTCCATGAAGCCCAGCATCGGGTGGAAAAGCTCCGGTTGCTCGGTGATGCTGCAATGGATGTGGGTAATCATGGTTGTTGCACCTCTGCATGGTCTTTTATTTTGAAACGTAGTTGGGTATCTACGATTTCTATTGCCTCGACATTGCGCTTGAAGGCTTCAACATCGCTAATTTCCACACCTTGTTTCTGTACGGCATCAATGGCAGCGTTTAGGGCACTGTTAAAATCCGGGTGTTCGCGATTGATTCCCATCAGACTACTGCCTCGCTTCGTAGATGACGCGTGATGGTGGCGCGATCATCGTCGTCTAAATAGGGCATTACATAGTCGCTTTGTAGCTGTTCCCATTCGGCAAGGGACAAGCCCATCGCGTCAACCAGCTCCGTCAGGCCATATCCTGCACGATGATGACCGTATCCGAGCAGTTGGGCTTCGGCTAGCCCCAGCTGATCTTCGGCGGTCATTGCTGCGTCTCCACCTCAAACGGGGTAATGGCAAAGTCCTCCTTCCCCTTGATGACGCTGACACCGGCGACAGTCACCGCCAGTTCGGGTTCGTTGAGCATTGCCTCTTTGTTCACCTCGTCTTTCGTCCTGATGAAGCGGTGCAGGCCGAGGGTGCGCAGACTTTCCAATACCGCCTCGGCGCCGCGCACCGCGATGGATGGCGGGCGTTGCCGCCAGCTCACTTCGCCCGTAATCAGGTTGACGGTCTTGCCGCCGCTGGCGGTGAGTTCGGCGCGGTGCGCTTCGCACCACGTTTGCACGCCCTGTTGCAGTTCTTTGATACGGTCGGCGAGTGCGTTCAGCGCGGGCTTGTGCTCTTCAGTGAGCGCGGCGATTTGGTCATTGAGGGCGGCGGAAACGCGCGCGTGTTCGCGCTGGGTGTCGCCGAGTTCTTTAATCCATGACTGGGTTTGCTCAAGGGTTTGCGGGGTTTCAAGGGTTGCCGCCTTGATGCGTTTGTTGCTGGTTTTGGCCATGTTTAGTCTCCTGTTAGGCGGGTTTTAAGGGTTGATTAAGGGCAAATCGGCTTTCGCTGCGCGACGCTCGTCCAGAAATTTTTGCAAGTGATGGTTCTCACTGCGTAACCAGGCGAGGTGTCGTAGCGCTAGGGTGGTAATGCTGTAATCGCAGGCGGCAAGGGTGTCGGGGGTGTAGCGATTGCGTTTTTCGCTGATGAGGGTGTCGCGGTAATAGCTAGCGCTGTGGATGCTGTACGCGCCGATATTCATGATGGCCCTACCGTGATCAACGTATGACAGCTCAAGGATCACCGCGCCGGTCGGCCATATTTCATTACGCACCTCAACCACGTTAGGTTCCGCCGACTCTGCGTTAATGGTTTGCGCCAGTTGCAAGGCGGTCATCATGAGCCGCCCCTCGCGTTTATCTACACTGAGGAGGAAGGCGTTGAGTTTTTCGGCAAGGTCTTGCAGTTCCGGATGTCGCGCCTTCAATTCAAAGCAAAAACGTTCGTCAATGGCTTCGTTGTAGTCAGCCCACAGTTGCTTCTCGGCGTCTGCTCGGTTCATGCGTCGCCCTCCTCGTCGTCTTCCCAAAAGTCATCCATTTCCCAGTCTTCATCCTCCTCTTCGGGGGTAACGATGCGCAGCGAGAGCTCGCCGTCTTTGCCGCTGGCGAGTTGCAGGACGGGGGCAATGCGTGTCATGCCTTGCGCCTCCATCACTGCGGCCAGTTCCAGCGAGGCGTTTATCCATGCTTGCAGCACGGTTTCCAGGTCTTTTTGATTCATATGGCCTCCTCAAATGGCGTTGAAAATATCGGCGGTGACTTGGCGGTAGCCGAGTTTGGCCGCTTCGTTGAGGGCGCAAATTACGGTGTTGTTGACTACCAGCGGATAGAGCATGGAGACGGTTTGCTTGCCGTTCTGCCGCGTCAGGCGCTGGGTCAGGCCGCTTGCCGCGTCAGCGGCGAAGATTTCGCCGTAGTCTTTGCCGGCGCGTTTGAATTTGTGCTTGAGGTAGTCTTCGACGTAGGCGTTGAGCGGCTGCAGCTCAATCTGCTCGCAGCGGCGCACCACTTCGCGCAGGTCGGCGTTGCGTTCGGACAACTTCAGTTTGAGTTCCGGCTGGCCGATGAGGACGATGCCGAGCAGGCGGCGCATCCCGTCTTCCAGCTCCCAAAAGCGTTTGAGGTACTTCAGCATGGCGATGGTGAGGTCGTGCGCCTCGTCGATGATGAGACAGTGTTTATTGCCGGCACGGCTGCTGTCGGTGAGCAGGCGCTGGATTTGCCGCGCCTTGGCTTCCATCGTGCGGCGCGGTGTGGCCGTTCCCTGTGAGACGTCCTCAATGATGGCGTCGCACAGGTGGGCGACGGTGAGGCGGGTTTTATCAATGCTTTGCGGCTGGATAATGATGACTGACTCGTTCTCCTGCTTGATGCCCTCGATCAGGTCGCGCTTGAGCGTGGTCTTGCCGGCGCCGGATTCGCCAATGATGGCGATGAATCCCGACTGCTTGGCGGCAAAAAGCATGTTTTGGCGTATGTAGCGCTGTTCGTCGCTCAAATAGACGTCCTCGCGGGTCTGGACATCATCCACAAACGGGCTGCGAAAAAGGCCGAAGGCCTGCCGCGCTTGTTGGGTTAAGGCTTGCATTTCCGGGTACTCCCATGTGTTGGTTTTTTCAGTTGGCCATGCCACGGTCTCGGTCACACCGAGGGCGGCAAGGCGGTCTTGTATCTGTGCGCGGATGGCGTCGCGGTCAGCGGATTTCGGGTATTCGCCGTGGCGGACAATGCGGTTGATGGCGGCAGTGCTGTACGGCTTGCCGTCGGATTTCATGACCCCGGCAGCCAGTTGCGGCTGGCTGATGCCGTAGGCGGTGAGGATGGCGGCGAGGTTCATGCGATCACCTCCAGCAGGCTCGGTTGCAACAAGCACTTGAGCGCGTCTTCATAGGCGCTTTCCGGCAGGCCGTCCGGGTAAGCAGCGCGAATTTCCTCGCTGAGTTCCGGGGTAATGGTCATCTCGCGCGCGCAATAGCGGATGAATTCGATGATGGGCAGCACCCGCTCCTCGCGCTTGACCTCTGCGGGGACAAAGGCGGGATTGACATCCAGCACCTGCGGCGCGGTCTGCTCAACCTGACGCGGCCTGCCGTGGCGCGGCATGTGCAGGATTTTGGATGGTGTCGCGGCGGGCTTGCCGAGGTAGTCCATCGTGTCGACACGCCCGCCAAATGCCGGGGCGCTTTTCGTGTTGCGCAGCTTGTCGATGGCCTGCTGGTCGCGCGTCCCCCATGCCAGTTCGTCCAGATCCTGACGGATGCGGTCGGTCGTGGTGAGCGGCGCCTGCTGAAAGTGTCCGTCCACCGGCACGGCGTCGGCGGTGAAGCCCCATGCGTCTTTGGCCAGCGGCGCGATTTCATAGCGCTGCATCGTGCCAAAGCGGTCGGGATGCGATACCCAAATGCTCGGTGCGGCGTAAGGGTTGACCTGCACCAGCACCTTCTCGCCGATGCGGACGTTATCCACGTCGGCGACGCGGTATTGCTGGCTGCCGTAGCCGTCAATGGCGAAGCTGATGTGGTAATTCCCGCCGACCATGCGTTCCTGCGGTTCACTGGTGAGGAGGATGCGGCAGATTTCCAAAGGCGGGCGGGCCACAAGCTGCTCCGGCGTAATTCTGCGCCAAGCGGCAAAGCGGGTCATGCCGTGGCGGCTGTGTCGCTGCTCGGCCTGAAAACGGCGTTGCCATTGCTCGCAGCAGGCATTCAGCTGCTCAATGGACTGGATGTGGGTGAAGGCCAGACGCGATTCAAAGGCGCGCTCAATGATGTCGTTGTGCTTCTCAACGCTACCCTTGGCGCGGCTGTTGCCCTTGATGTGGGCGTGCCACTCAATGCCGAGGCCGCGCAGCAGGTTGATAATCAGCGACGAGCCGTTGGCGCTGCCCTTGTCCCAGTACAGGAGACGCGGCACACCCTCGAAGGGGTTGTGCTGCTTGTCTTTCGGCCCCATCGCGTGCATCAGGAAATCAAACATCGTCTCGGCGTTCTCGCCGGGGACGTTGTAATAACGGCAGTAGAAAGCACCGCTGCAATGGTCCACCGCGACATAGCGCAGCACGCGTTTGCTGGCTATCTTCGCGAAGTTGTCCGGCTTGTTCTTGTAGAATTGAGCCTCGTCCATCACCGCCATGCCGCCGCCGTCGCGCAGGTAATAGAGCACGCAGAAAGACGGGTCCACCTGCCACATATGATTGGGGTGGGCGGTGGCCAGGGTCACATGCGGCGTGGCGCGGCGCATCTGTGCCTGCGTCATGCCCTTTTCGCGCAGGACGCGGTTGACGGTGGCGGGGTGGTAGTTTTTATCGAGAATGCCGTTTTCGGCGGCAATCTCCACAGCGAGATTGGTGCTCATCATTGCCTTGCCGTTCTTGCGGTCGGCGGCGCGCTTCAGCGCCGCCACCTGCTTGATGGCGTCATCACTGATGCTGCTCTTGCCATGGTCGGTGCGGGTTTTGCGCCCCGACGTCCAGCCCAGTTTCTTCAACATGCGGTACACCGTCATTTTGGATTTGCCGAGTGCAGCGGCAGCGGCACAGACCAGGCCGTCACGCTCGCCGTGCGGTGCGGCGTCGAGTTTTGCGATCAGTTCCATCAGGTACTCCGCGCTCATGGCATCACTTCAATTCATTGGCCGCCTGGATGTCTTCTTCCGTCACATTCATCCAGCTGTCATCCGGATTGGTGACATCACCCAGTGCAAAGCGGATTTGAATCTGCACGATGGCTTCCTTCAGCTCATGCAGGGCATTGGCGGCGTGCAGGTGCATAGCGTTGTCTTCGTACGCGAGGCAGGCGGTGATGGCATCCTCCAGTGCGGCGCGGGGTTTCAGAAACTCCACCACGGCGAGGTCGAGGGCATGCAGGTCATCCTCCTGTTTCTCGTCCATCGTGCGGTTCTCCTGCCGGACAATTTGCTTTTGCAGCGTCTTGATGCGCTCGTCCTTGTCAGCGAGGATGCGGGCGGTAGCCTTTGCCTCGGCGCGCTGCTCGTCCAGTTCCTTTTGCATCGCCTCTTTTTCCTTGACGTGACGGGCGCTCATGTCGGTAATAAGATCGATGATGGCGTCCTTGTCGCCGACGGCGGCTTCCAGTTCACCAATCACGACCTTTTGGTCAGCGGCATCCAGCTTGCGCAGCTTTTGCAACTCGCGCGTGGTCATGCCCAGCTCCTGCGTGCGTGCCAATGCCGCTTCGCCAAGCAGTTTCAGGTTTTCCAGACGGTCTTCTACGTTCTGACGACTTGAACCCAGTGCTTTGCAAAAGCCTTCCCAAGTATCCAGACGGACTTCCACCCCGTCGATCAGCATCACCTGATCCTTCAGGGCGCGATAGCCCTTTTCCTCCTTGATCTTGGCAATCTGTGCCAGGCTGACAGTCTCGATAAAAGAGGATATGGCCTGTGTTGCCTCTATCCGCCCGAGCAGGCGGTTCATCTCCAGCTTGTCCTGCGCCATATGTTCGGCAGCGGCGACCACGGCGGCATTCGCCTTGTCCTGGGCAAAGGCCTGCTCTGCGGTGGTGGGCAGGTCGGCGGGTTGTGAGGGGACTTTTTTAGCCATGATGTTCTCCATGCAAAGGGGTGTAGATGCCGTCGGCCCAGTTGCCTACATTGATGCGGTACGCGGGACTGAGGGTGACGAGGCGGTGTGAAGCAGCGGCGCAAACGGCGACCATTTCGCGGTGCATCCGTTCTTCCCGCATGCCGGCATAACTTTCCGTCAGGAAGACGATATCGCCGGTGCCGGGCACGGCGTCGGGGTCATCCCCTGTTCGTGGCGAGCGCAGGGAAAAGCGCAGGGTCAGCGGCTTGGTCAGCAGGGCATCAAACCTTTTACCGCCGACGGTCGCCAGCCAGTAGGCCTTGTTCGCGCCAAAGGAGGGCTCTGCCGGGCGGTACTGGCAAAGTCTGATGGTGGGATAGGTCATGACAGCCTCCTTAGTTCATGCCATAGCGACGCATGGTTTCTGCGATGCGGTCCTGCGCAGCCTGCACGGCGTGAAATATCTTGACGGCTTCGCGCCCGTATTCCGGGGCGATGCGCCAGTTCTTGTTCGGCAGTTGCTCGGCGAGGCCGGCTGCGGCGAGGGTTTGCAAATCGCGCAGCATTACCGCCCGCCCTGTGTCGAAACGCTCGGCCAGCTGCTGGCAACTGATGCCGTTCTGCTCGTGGCCGAACAGCGCCTTGAAGACGGCGTAGCCGCGCATCTGCGTGCTGGAAAAGCCTTCATTTACGCTCGCGGGTTTTGTGTCGTTCATCTTGCTTGCCTTGTTATTTACAACTTTGTTTCAAATAGCGATAATTGCTTAAGCATTTACTATTTTTGCAAGCTCTTTGACTTTGTCTGCACGCCGTCTTTTAGCTATTTCACGCTCGACGTATTCGGGGAAGACTTCTGAAAATGGTTTACCAACAGCGCGCGCAATCTTTGTAGCGATAGGTTTACTGACTGTAGTACGGTTTGCCACGTTAGAAATGTGACTAATACTGGTGTTACAGGCATTAGCCAAAAGTGCAAAATTCAACTGTTTTTGCTTAAGTGCCTGCAGGATTTCTCTCCCATTCATCTTGCATTCCTGTATTTGGTGAATTTGCGCAAAGTATATTTACTACATTTGTTGAAGTCAAATAGGATATTTCTATATTTGCTTAATTTGTTGTAACATTCCCCGCACCACCTCTACGTTTGACATATCTGAATAATGAGCATTGGAAAACGACTCTCAGAACAACGCCGTGCCGCTGGATACAGCAAGCAAGAAATGCTTGGTGACAAGCTAGGCGTTAGCTTCACGACCATCTCCCGCTGGGAGCAAGACCAAAACCCCATACCATCCGACAAACTCGTCATGATGGGGGAGGTTGGTTTGGATGTGACTTACATACTTACTGGTAAAAAAACAGCGACGGTCGCCGCTTTTGAAAATACAGAGCTGTTAGAAGACAAAGAGGCAAATGAAGTTCAAGAACACGAAGTTGCGATGTCGCCGATGTTTGCACTTACTAGTAGTCGTGACAAACACCTGCCACTTGCTGAGGATGTTGCAATTTACGCCGTACCAGACGATCTCGTTGCAGCCCCGCGTGGTAAAGCCGCGCCAAAAATGGATGGCTATGTATTTGTCCCCCTATATGACATAGAAGCAAGCAGCGGTGATGGATCGCTGTTGGCGAATGAATACATAGTGGAGTACATCCCTTTTGCCCTTTCTGACCTCCATGCCAACTACCTCAACCCCAAAGACCTCGGCGCGGCTCGCAACAAGGGCGACAGCATGGTGCCGACACTTCCCCCAAGAGGCCGCTTCGTTTTTGATGAGAGTAAGAGGCGCGTGGATGGAGACGTGTTCTTCTTCCGTTACCATGACGAGTTCTATATCAAACGACTCTCGCGAGAGGGCAGCAGCATCCGTGTTATTAGTGACAATAAAGCCTATCCGGCTTGGGTTATTAGTGACCCCGAAAACTGCCAAATCATCGGCAAAAAAGTATGGAGCGAACAATGGTAATGAAATGGGTAGCGGCCTTGTTGCTGCTGCTAGGCTGCACCGCGCAGGCCTATGTGTTAAACGGCAAGGTGGACAGAGTCAGCGATGGTGACACGTTTTTACTGATTACTGCCGAAGGTGTGCCGCATAAAGTGCGGATGCTCTACATTGACAGCCCTGAGCGGGGCAGACCGTTCTATAAGCGCGCCAAGCAAATGCTGGCAGGGATAATCGAAAAGAAAACGGTCAAAGCGGACTGCACATGGCTAGACAGCTTCAACCGCCACCTCTGCGTAGTGTTCCTCGGTGAGGAAAGCATCAACCGCACGATGATTGCGCGTGGCAGCGCATGGCTGCATCCCAAATACTACGATGCAGCCAAAGACCCCGCCAAGCTGGTACCAGTACAAGAACAAGCCCAGCGAGAAAAAGTGGGGCTGTGGGGCATAACCGAATACAAAGACGAAGAGCCTTGGAATAGGTAGTAGGCACATTGTCTCACGGTTACACAAACGCTCAAAAGCGGCGACTGTCGCCGCTTTTGATTTTTAACGGCTAATAAAAACAATAGGATGTCCAAGAGAGCCGAATTAAAAACGGCGACGTGTCGCCGCTTTTGCGGAAAGGTGTCTCTCGCGCAAGAAGTAAAAACCGCCAGCGCTGGCGGTTTGTCAAAACAGTGAACCTGTAAAAAACAATGGGTTGCAAAAAACAGTAGGAAAAAAACCGCCAGCAGCTGGCGGTTTTTACTCCGCCCTGCCGCCGAAAAAAGACGGTCACATTGCTGCGACCGCCTAACGTAAAAACAGACAAGGATTGCGTGTTATTCACTTCTTGCGATAGCCGTCCTCCTTCCGCTCTTCACGGATGATGGCCGCCGCGCCGTGTTGCACCAGCCAGTCAGCGGTGTCGGGAGCGACGGCGACGGTGGCGCCTGCTTTCATCGGTACATTGCCGATAGTGGTGTCGGCGGTGAGACGCACCGGCACACTGTTCTCCGCTGGCGTGGTAGTGGGTAATCCAGTCATGGGGGTGCCTCTTATTCATACAGTTCAATGGTAAATGGGGCTTCACCGTTTTTGCCGACAGCCGCCGTGCCTTTCATGGTGACGCTGTTGAAGTCGTCACTGAACCAGTCCAGTTCGCCATCAACGGCCAGCGAGACGTTCGGCAGGGTGAGTTTGGCGCGTTTCTTGGTGACCTCGTTTTGCCCGTCAATGATGAGCGCTCCCTTGAAGCTGCTGACACGGGCACCGTCCACCGTGACTTTACTCAAGGCTAGGGTCTTGTAGCTAACGGTGATGTCGTCGCCTTCGGCGGCTGCCGTGCCATCAGTGATTTGCAGTAATCCCACCTCGGTATTGAGGGTGTACTTGGCCGCCGCCATGGTTGAGCCGCCTTTTTTGACTTCGACGGTAGCAGGGTCAATGTCGCCATGCGCCAGTTTGTGGTAACCGCTGAGGCGGGCTTTGGCGGGTTCGTCTGCGACGGTTTGCACGGTGGTGGTCACATCCACAGCCTTGCCCATCATCGCCATCGCCCAGGTGAGCGGCTGGAAGGTGTCGGTTTGAATGGTGACGTCCGGTGCTTTCGGGGTGGTGATACTGTCAAGAATGGCTCCGGCATCGTGTTTACGCCGCGATTTGCGGGTTTTGACGTCGGAGGATTGCGCGATCTTGGCCGAGACGGGATTACCGAGGTAAAACGCCGGGGTATTGGGGTCGTCCGGGATGAAATACGGCACACCAGTGCCGATAAAGCCGTGGTCGTTAAGGATGCTGTTGAGGGTTGGCATTTAACTGCTCCGTAGGTTGATGATGTCAATGGTGAAAGAGACCGGATAGATGCCCCAGCCATCGGGGCGATAGAAGGCATCGTCGGCAACGCCGAGGGTGAAGCGCTTGCCGTATCCGGGATTGGTGTGGGTGTCGCCGTCGCTGACGGCAAGGCCTTCGACATGCGCCATCAGCGCGGCCAGGACGGTGCCTGCCTCCATATCGGGTTCGGCGCGGCGGGCATGGCGCATGGTGAGATAGACGGTGTAATGCTGCGTCATCTTCTGCGTGCGGCCCTGCACCGAAACGTTGCTGTATTTGTCATAGACCACATAGGCGGCACGGTGGACAAAGGGCTGTTTGCCGTCGAGCAAGTCCGCAAATTCGTTGGCGCTTTCGACGCTGCGCAGAGTGTTGCTGTCAATCAGCAGGCGCAGGTGGCGGATGAGGGTGTCGCGCGGAGCGAAGAGGTTGGCCATGTCAATATCCCTGCAGGCGGTCATCGGTCCAGTAGGCGGCGGGGCCGTCGGTTTGCGCGCTACCGTAGGCAGCCTCCTGTCTTTTCGCGGCGGCGCCGGTGATGAGGCGGTTGAAGAAGGCGTGGCGCGCATCGTTGAGCTGCTTGACCACGGATTTGTCGTCAAGTACGTCAAAGAGGCGGTACAGCGCCATGTCCATGCACGCCGTTTTCAGTGTTTCCACCGGGAAGCGCATATCCGGCAATAGCGTCAGGTAGCCGTCGATGTCGCCAGCGGCAAGACTGATGGCCTGCTCGACGCGCGCTTTCAGGTCGGAGAGCGCCTGTTCGTAGCCCGGCGCAACGATGCCCTGCGTGAAGTATTGCTGCACATCATCGGCGGCAGGCAGCGGTGCATAGTCGCTGCCCGCCAACTGCCCGATGAGGCGGGCTCGGTTGGCGTGGGCGATGAGTTCCTGCGGTGTGCAGTAGGTCATGCCGCGTCACCGGGATCGAGGTAGAGAATCCAGGCGGTATCCAGCATTTCTTGCGTGAGCGTCTGTGGGTCGATGGTAAGGCGGATGCCGTCTTCGGTTGCGCCGGCGTCGCGGTGCCGGTCCAGCATTTCAATAGCCTTTTTCAGCGTCGGCTTGCGGTCCGGTTTTTCCTCGTAGAGGATGCCGACGACGACTTCCGGCGTCAGTTCCAGTTCGCCCTCTACCGCTACGGGGTCGTTGGCCGCTTCCGCCGGTTCATGGGTTTCTGCCGGGGGGGCATTATCCGGTTCCGGCTCATTGGCAGGTTCTGATTCATTGATCGGTATCGGTTCATTAGCCGGCGCCGGGGCGCTGTCCTGTTGCAGGGCCGCGCCGATATCCGCGAGCAGGATAAGGCCGCGTTCGATAAGTCCGGCGGCAACGGCCTCGTCAATGTCGTCTATCACGTCTCCGGCCTCATAGCGTTTGCCGTTATGGCGCAGGGGTTGCAATACGGTGTAGCGCATATGGCCTCCTTATTTGATGGTGGCGGTGTTGGTGAAGAGGAAACCGGCGCTGTTGTCGGTCAGCACCGCCTGATCGGCCATTGCCACCGGATAGTGCCACGAGCGGTCGCTGTTCTCGAAGTAGCCCTTTTCCACTTTGGGCGTACCGGTGAGGACGTAGTTGTAGCCAAAGGACGGCACGGCCTGCGCGCGCATGGCAGCCGGGGGGACGTAGGCAAGGATGGTGTTGTTGCCCCACACTTCGGCAAAGGGCGCGTCCTTGTCGGCGACAGAAACAGCCTTGGCGACAACGACAGTGTCAATGTCGAAGTAGGACGCAAGCATGTCGCTGGTAATACTGGTCTTGCCGGTGTATTTGAATTGTTCCAGGATTTTCGGATGGGTTTTCAGCGCCTCGTAAGCGTAGAGGTCGAGGTGCAGCACGTTCGGATAGCGCCCGGTTGCCTTGCGGATTTTTGCCTTGGCGTCCCGGATGGCGTCAAGCGGCTTGGATGCGGCGTTATCCCACATATCGTTGCCGGTGAGCGCTTCGGTGTGACCGGTGGCATAGAGGCTGGCGGTAGTAGCCAGCTTGGCTTTTTTTACCTCGCCTTCGAGACGCATTTTTTGCATGACCTGATTGACGGCCAGGGTTTGCGCGTTGATGCCCGGCACCTTGTTCATCTCGGTGGCAAACTCTTCCGGCACCGTTCCTTCGAGGAGGCGGTTGACGAGGGCGTAATCGTCGCTGCTATAGATGATGCCGATACTACGCACGGTTTCGCCGGGGGCGCGGGTGGTATCGGTGACGATGTAGGATTCTTTGCCGAATTTGATGATTTTGCCGCCCATCGCGCTGACGCTGACATCCGGGAAAAGATGGTGACCGGAAAATTCCTGGTCGAGGTTGTAGCCGAGGACGACTTTGGTGAGGATGGTGTCAACGACGCGCAGGCGCTTGAATTCACTTTGTGACATGGATGCTCCTTACTTGATGAAGATTTCGACGCGGCTGCCCTCGACGCTGTGGACGAAGGCAAAGGCTTCAGCGGTGCTGGTTGCCTTTTCCGCATTGCCGGCGTTGGCCTTGACTCCGTCGCCGACAGCAAGGCCGCTGGCGGTGATGTCGGCAAGGCCGAGGGCGATTGCCGGGATACGCTCCCCCGCCTTGCCGTCGTACTGCGCGACGCCGATGGGTTCTTTGCTACCAGTGGTGGCGAGTTCGCCGGTCATGCTGACGAGCTGGCCGCGCTTGACGGCTTCTTTGAGGTTGATGCCGAGGGAGAGGATGTTGGCTTGTGGCATGGGTTACTCCTGGAATTGGGCGGCAGCCTGGGCAAAGGTCAGGCCTTTTTTATCGGCGAAGTCCTGGATTTTTTTCTCCAGCGCAGCGGCGGCTTTGTCTTCGTCGTTGCCGTCGCCCGCTTGTGGCAGGGTGCGCTTGTTCGGGTCTTCCGGGGTGCGTTCGGCAAAGTCCACCGTGGCCGGCAGGCGGTCAAGTACGGCCTTGATGCCGTCGCTGGTGCGTTTCTGCACCGTCTTGCCGCCCTCGGCAAAGTCGAAGGTGGCGTCTTTGCCGGTGAGTAACACCGAGACCACGGCGGCTTTTTCACCCGGCAGCAATTTGCCGGCCTTCACCAGCCCTTCGGCATAGTCATCGGCTTCAGCCTGCTCGCGCGCGGCTTCTTCGGCGGCAAGTTCTTCTTCGCGCCGCTTCACCGCAGCTTCGCGGTCGGCGAGCTCTTTCTCGCGCGCGGCAAGTTCCTCTTCTTTCTTCTTCAGTTCGTCTTCATTCATGGGCATCTCCGTAGGGGGTGGGGGTGTTGCGGCGGGGTCGCCGAATTCGTACACGGGCGCTGCGGCGGCGGCAAAATCGGCCAGGCCTTTGACTGCCGGCGGCTGCGCGCCCAAGAAACCGACATGGCGCAGATACGGCTTGCCGGGGGTGGGGTTGTTGGGATGGCCTGGGTCGTAGATGGAGGCGCTGCGTTTCTTGAAGCGCCCAGCCGCCAGTAACGCGGCAAATTGCGGCTCGACTTGTGCAAGGTCGGCATAGAGCGTGCCGCTGCCTTCGTCGAAGGTAAGAGCGCGCACCCAGCCGTAAGCCGGGGCGTTGTCCTTGGGATGGCCGATGACGACCGGCGCCTCGTGCAGCGCAGGGTCGTAGGCGGCAGCGATGGCGCGGACGTAGTCCGCTGTGGCGTCAAGCGTCTCGCCGGAGGTGGCGGCGTGGTGGCCGGTTTTGAAAATTGCGATTCTGTCCATGCCGCCGATTATCGGGACGGCACATGGGGGCAGCGACTAGACAAGTTGGGGAATTGCAGCAGGGATTTCGCGAGTTACGCGACCATTTCAACCGGATGGTTAAAATGCCGGTCACGCAAGCGGGACGGATGGGCTTTTACGGCGATTGCTAAATGGGGCAGGCGGCGTTTTACAGACGCGCGGCAATACTTGCCCACCTTTTGCCATACAACGCCTGAAAACGCCGCTCAGGGCGTCATGGCCGTAAAGGCATCCTGCACAGTGTCGAGGATTTCCTGCTGGTCTTCGTTCGAGAGACCGAGATAGGGACGGGCGGGCATGACGGCATCATGCGTACCGAAGGCGCGGAAATGGCCGCCGAATTGATGCAAGGCGGCATAGACGCGGTTGCTGCCGAGGCGCAACTCGGTATCTGAAGCCTGATAGCGGATGGTGTCGCGCAGATAGCCGCGCAAGCGCAGGATTTTGTCCTCGCCGAAAATCCGCATCTTGCGCTGCCGGTACTTGGGCGAGAGAGGTTCCCACGGTGTGCCGTCCGGTGCTTCCTCGCGGTCGAAACGCTCGGCGGTGGAAATCATCAGTGCCTCACCGATGGCGGAAAAGAAGGCCTTATCGAGAAATCCCGCCACCTTGAGCTTGGTGAGGGCGGCGACCATTTGCTGGTTGGTAATGGTGAGTGTTGGCATGGTGTTTTTCAGGATGTAGTATGGCTGGCAGATGCTTCGCCGTAGAGCCCCATTCAGGCAGACGGGACGGGCACCTTAAGGACGCGCTGAAAGCAGGAATGCACTTTCACGCGGCTGGTGTGCGGTTACGGTGGTTCGAATCCGCCCCGGCACAGCATCGCATTCACAGGCTGCGGAGGTTTCCTACTGGAAAGGTTAGTGATCGCCACTATGATCCTGTTCGAATCAGGCAAACCGCAGCCCTTCATGATTTCCTGTGTGTTTTTGGCGTATACTTCTAGGCAAGCATTAGGGCGAAGGGCCCAATTAAGGTGAGTGGGGAGCTTGGCTTAAGGTTTGCTGTTTTATACAACGGGGTAAAACAACAAGCTGCCTTTCTTCATAGTGCAGGTTCGAATCCTGCCCGTCCTGATGCTCCCGTTACTATTTATTTTTGCCAAATGGCTATTTCTCCTTTGAGGCTGTTTATTTCGGCCTGTGTCAGCAACATTGAGCCAGTGCGCACAATGTTTCCCTTCACCTTTCTTTTGCCTTGCGGCGTTTTGACTGCAAGGTCGTAATCCATTTTTAGCGCAATCTTGCCCTTGTCCCCGCCCAAGTCGTACACATAAAGCAGCACCGGCGGATTCTCGTTTTTCATCAGTAGTACGCGTTCCGGGGTCATCAAATGATCCGCGAGATCCCGCCAGAATTGCACTGGCAAGGGCTGGTGTTTACCCGGACGTAACGCGTGCAAAACATCCTGATCGCGCAAGGTGATGACGGATGTGGACGGTGTCAGGCCGCGCTGATCCAGCGCCTTGATGATGCCCGGCGCGATGGCGCCAACGGAGAGACTGGCGCCTCGTGATACGCCATCCCGCACGAGCTTGTCCACCATTGCCGCGACTTCACGGTTGAGCATACCGCGTGCCTGGGGATTGGATAACAGGGAAGAGACCGAAGTGCTACTGAGCAGCGGTGGCAAGCCCTTCGCCTTGTCAAAGAAAAACTGTGTCGGAGATTTGTCGCGGCTGGCACCGGGGATGTGGTCAAAGCCGGGGTCCAGCCCTTTCGGTACCTGCACCGTGCGCGGGTTGGCGCTATTCTTGCCGATGACTCTGTCCTCGTATTCCAGCGGTGGCGCGGTACCGACTTTCAGACCGCGCTTGGCGAGGCTGCGTGCGTTGTGCGCGATGACCGTGCATTTGCAGCCGTAGGCATTGACGGGGTAATGCGTCTGCCACCACGGGTCGTCGCAGTGCAAGACAAGGCCATCCCAGGCTTCGTGTTCCGGGCGGGGGTGGCGCTGTCCCTCGCGGTGCTTGTATTCCCAGTACGGGCGGTAGCGGCTGGCCTCGCGCTGCTGTTCGTAGCGCCCGGCCTGATAGCTGCTGTGCAGGTTGGTGTCGTAGATGATGCGGCTGCGCCAGTCACGTCCGCCGTTGTACTCCCAGCCGTATTTGGCGACGATCGCGTCGAAGTCGCGGCGGAATTCTTCCAGCGTGGTGCCGTCGGCAATGGCCTTGTCCACGGCGGTGCGGAAGTCCGCCAGCAGGTCGAGGCGGTTAGCGCCGGCGACGACAAAGGCGTGGTCGTGTTCGGCGCCGTAGATGTCGGCATAGCTTTCAGTCGGGATGTTCAGCTTGTTGCGAAAGAAACGCAGCTGCTCGTCAAACGGCAGTTTGCCGTAGGCGACGGTCATGGTGCCCTGCCTTCGTCCTGCACTTCAGCGCGCCCGGCAAGATGGGCGGCGGTCGAGGCGCGCGCCAGCACCGCCGCATAATCATCCAGCGAGAGCTGCGGCGCCAGGGCGTCCAGCCGCTCACGGAATTGCAACAGCGTTTCCGATGCGGCGAGTTCGGCGGCGATTTTGTCCAGCCACGCCTGCCCGTGCGGGGCGATTTCGCGAGCGAGGCGGTCGGCGAGGTGATCGGCGGTATCGGGGGCTTCGTCGTCTCCTTCGGCAAAGTCGGTAGCCGATTCTCCGGCTTGGCTTGATGCCACCGGCTGCATGGTTTCCCATTTGCCGCCAAAGGTCTCCTCAATGGTCTCCAGTGTCGGGCGGTAGCCGAGGACGGCCAGCTTGGCGTAAGTGGCGGCGATGGTGGCGGTATCCTTGACTTCTTCCGTACGCAGCCACAGCTTCGGTGGGTGCGCCCCCGGAAAATTCCACTCGGTGAGCCATGTGGCAATGCTGGCGTTAAACGAGGCACAGAGCAGGTCGGCGTCAGCCTTGATGATGTCCTGCTTGACTTCGTTTTGCACTTCAGCCTTGTATTGCCCACCGACAGCCTGCGAGGTCATGACCTGGCCGAGGGTGACAAGCGCAATGGCCTCGTCCATGTAGGTGCAGAGGGTCTTGTAGTCGGCGCTGCCGGATTCTCCCTTGAGCAATTCAATCGTCGTGCCCAGCGGTGTCACTGTCGCGGCGGCATTCTTGATGCCGACCAGGGCGGCAAGCAGTTGCTGTTTATCACGTTCGACGGTGGGCGAGCGCGGGTCAAAGCTGCCATGCGGCACCGAGGTGGCGGCTTTTTCGTTGCCGACCAGCCAAAACTTCACGTTCGTCTTTTTGAAGAGCACCGGCCAGTAGAGGTAGTGCGCCAGTCCCAAGCCGTAGGGGTTGTCGGTGGTATCGCCACCGGCGGAAAACGTCCAGAATTTGCGCGGTGGCATGACCTCGTCCCCGCCGTTGCCGGTGTAGAGCAGTTGCTGCTCGACGTCGAATTTGAATTTGCTGCGGTCACGCACCAGCACATCGACCAAAACTACCTTGCCGTCCTCAATATCCCACATCGCTTCACCTACGGCCAGACCGTAGAACACGCCCCAGTGCATGGCCTTGAGGATGTGGTCGAAGTTGATGCGGCTCAACTGTGCCTCGACAAACTTTGCCGCCTCAACGTCGGCGGCATTGTTGGCGTCATAGGGGACAATCTGCCGCTCCATCTTGGTTAGCGCCGTCTGCCGCTGCGTCCATGTGCCGGTGACGGTGGTATCGGTGAGCAGATCGCGGTAGGCGCTGCTATCGCCGCCAAGGCGGTCAGTGAGCACCTTGTCGATGCTTTCCAGGGTAGTCAGGTTGCGTTCGATGGCCACCTCGGTGGAAGCCGAGGTGGGTTTGGCCAGTGCCTTGTCGTTGCGGGTTTGATTGGGGCGCGGTTTATTTCTCTTGGCCACGGGAGGCTCCTAGTAATCCTGATATGGGCTGATGTAGGCGGATTGGTCTTCGATGGCGACTTCGACGGGCAGGACGGTGTCGCTCCTGGATGCTGCGTAGGCAAGGCAGAGGGCGATGGCGGCGTCGCCGTGGCGATCGTGGCTGCGTCCGGTACGGCGCTTGCCCAGTTTGATGATGCCGTCAATACGTTCGAGGGCGCGCAGGTCGTCGAGGATGTCGGCGTCGCGCGGGATGCGCAGCAAGTCGTCCTCGAAGGCGGCAACAAAGGGCGGCATATGCTCGCCGTACCACTGGTTGTTGAGCTTGACCGGATTGACGCGTCTGCCGTAGCGGTCAGCGGCGGTTTCGGCGAGATATTCGCCATTACCGGTGGCATCGAACCAAGCAGCAGTGAGGCGCGGCAGGCGGTCGAGCAGGTAGAAGACAATTTGCCGCTGCTGCGCGTGCGGGATGTTGCGCAGCTCGACCACAAACGGCGCGTGACGGCGGGTGTCATCAGCAATGGCCAGCGGCACGAGGACGGACAAGTCGCCGTGGCGGGCGAAGTCCATACCAAAAACGTGCTCCTGTCCGCCGTCCAGGGTTTCCAGCAACGGTAGCAGTTCGGTGGCGCACCAGTCAGCGATATCGGCGGCGCGCAGGTGTTCGGCGTATTCGGTCCAGCTGTCGTGCTTGGCGAGGCGTAGCACGGGCACAGCCTCGGTGCGCAGTTCGAGCAGGGCACGCGAGAGGACGGCACCGCCGCTATTTGAGGGGATGACGCGGAGTTCCTCGTCAGCGGCGTCGCCATATTGTTCGTACATATCCGCCACCCATGCCGCCTCGCCTGCCGCCGTCCATGCCTGTTTGCGTACTTGGCAAATGCGGCGATAGAGGCCGTCGGCGACGGCATCGTCAAAGGTGGTTTTGTGCAGGGCGTAGGGTTTCCTGCCAGCGCGGATGTCTTCGCAGAGCTGGTTGAAGGGGTTGTCCACGCCGTCGTGGGTACTGATGATGGCGACTTTGCCGCCCCACATCAGCAGGGCAATGGCGGCTTTGATGAGTTCGTCGAGCTGGTCGTGGAAGGCGGCCTCGTCAATGATGACGTAGCCCTGTTTGCCGCGCAGGTTGGAGGGACGACTGGACAGGGCGGTGATACGGTAGCCGCTGGCGCAGCGAATGACGAAGGTGAGGATGTCCTTGTCGCCGTCCTTGATAATTTCTTCTGCCACGGCTTCCGCGACCAGCTGGTAATGCTTGATCCAGTCGGTTGCATCGCGGATAAATTCTTCGGCCATGTCCTTGTTGTAGCCGATGTACCACACGTCCATGCCGGATTGCGCCGCAGCAACCAGCGCGGCCTCGGCGGCGGTGGACCAGCTGATGCCGATGCGGCGTGATTTTTCGTACACGCGCACCGGCGTCGGGTCGTTAATCCACTGCATCTGGTAGGGCAAAAGGACGCCGGCCATACTTAACCCCCCAAGATTTTTTGCTTGATGAGTTCGACCGCTTCATCCGAAAGGCCCTGTGATTTGGCGGTGGCTTCGACATCTGCGGCAGCTTTGGCTAGGGCGGCACGCTCAATTTCCTGCTGCCGTTTTTCGTTAATCGTGGATGCCCGCTCCAGTTTTTCGATGGCTTGTGCCAAGTCTTTGAGCAGAGCTGGATGGGGCGGCTCTTCGCCTTCGGATAATTGCAACGCCGTATTAAATGCGAGGTTGCGCACCACTTCATTCAGCAGTATGCCCACCTTGCCCTGCGGTGCATTGCCGAATTTCGCCACCCACATGTCGGCGATTTCCCGTGACTGCTGGATTTTGGCGCCGATTTCCTGCATTTGTAGCGCGTAGCGGTTGACGGCACTCTTGCTGCGCGGCTTTTCGCCAAGCTCGGCCAGCACAGCGTTCAGACGCTCGGTTGCCTCTGTTTGCGTAATGGCCGGATCGCGCAGCCAGCCCTGCAACTGTTCGAGCAGCGCCGGTGGCAGGGATTTGATGCTGCTTTGCGCCATCAGCGTGCGGCCATTTCGCTGATTTCGGAGGGGCGCAGGTCGCGGATGCCGTGCGCGCGTGCCTTACCGCGTGCGATTTCGAGCCCCCGGTCGGTGAGCGCCGCAACGGTGAGGCCGGGTGCAGGATAGAGGCGCGTCACCAGGCCCTGTTCTTCAAGCCACAGCACCTCGTTTTCCAAGCGGTCACGGGTGATAGCCTGCCCGGCGGCTTCGAGGATAAGGTCGAGCATGTCGAGCGAGAGGCGGTAGTCGCTGTCATAGACCAGAGCCGAGAGGATGGCGCGGCGGTTATAACTATGCTGGATGTCCTGCATCATGATTTTTCTCCTTTAAGCAGTGCTTCGAGGATGAGGCAGCTTGTGTTGTTGACGCCTTCCAGGGTTCCCTCCAGTTTGTGCAGGGTTTTCGCCTGTTCGTCGAGGCGGCGGTGAATGTTGCCGATAGCGGTGCGGTCAGGCATTTGTTCAACCTTGGTTTCAATTACGGTTAACCGCTGTGTAACTTCGTGTATATCGGCAGTGGTTTTATCTTCGAGTGCGTTGATGCGGCTGGCGTTGGCCTTGTGCTTGGCCACAATCCAGACGTAGATGGCGATGCCGACGGTGAACATCGTCTGAATCAAATCAAAGACAAATTTCCAAAATGGGATGTTGATATTCATCAGAACCTCTTTCATGGTTTCCAAACTTTGCCATTTATGGCGGATAATCCTGCCCTGTGGGGGGTGCCTTCCCTTGCGTTCAGGGTTGCGCGGCGCGCTTCCCCTGTGTGTTGAAACCTTTCAAAAATTTCCTGACATTCAATGCAGCGGATGGCAGCAGGGAAGGCCTGCCGCCGCGCTGCCGGTATAGGCTCGCCACAGTCGGCGCATACGGCCTGCCCGTGCCCGCTGGCAGCGGCGTGCAGTTTGGCAAGGCCGGCATTTAACGTTTGCTCGATGGTGATATCGGCTTGGTCGGCGGGGTCCAATGGTGGCTCCATGTGGCAATGGCGGCGAGGCGCGCGCGATACACGGCGAGCGTCTGATGCTGCTCTATCAGCAGCAGCGCCACGTCGCGCTGGGTCGCAGTCTGCGGGTCGGGGATGATGGGATGCGTAACTGGCTGTAACAGCCCGGCAGGGACGGGGACAGGTCGATAGACGATGCGTTCATGCGCACAGCCCGCCAGCAAAAGACAAAGCAACAGGCGGGTCATGGTGTAAGCTCCTGCAAAGTCTGCCGCAAGACTGGCGACAGCGGGGCATCGTCCCCGGTGGGGGCCTGCTGTATGCGGCGGATGATGGGGCGATGCCGTGCATCTATTTGTGACTGGGTTGCAAGGAGTGCCTGATAGGCCTCATCGCTTGCCTGATGCTGCTCGGCTAGCGCCTGATAGGCGGCCTGCACAGCATCACGCTCCTGTTTGGCTGTATTCAGGGCATCGTTCAAGTGGTTAACACGCATCCCCAGCCCGGCGATGCCCAACCCCAGCAAGAGCCCGATCATGATTGTGGCGCGCATACGCGTACCCCTCCCCAACCGAGATAGTGCGGCTGATGTGCATAGATGATGGCGCGCGGGTAGCCACGGTTCTCTTTGATGGCCCATTTGGCGCGGCGGCTGTAGCGCTCAACGCTTCCCCACCAGTAGGCGGGGTTGCCGCCACGTTGCGCAGTCAGACGCTGGTCACGCTGCAGCCAGCCGAGGCCGCCGTTGTACGCCGAGAGGGTCATCGCCCAGCGCTCGCAGTCATTGGCGGCCTTGATGTGTTGATAGAGCCAATGGTCGTATTTGACCAAGGCGCGGATGGCCCACTGTGGGTTAAAGGCATTACCTACGCCCAGTTCTTGCGGGAAGACGGTCTTAATCCATGCCTCGGTTTCGGGGGTAAATTGGGTGAGACCGTTGGCATAGGCAGAACGGGCATCTGGTCGCCATAGGGATTCCTGGTGGATTTGTCCGGCGAAGAGAGGGATGGGGGCGTTGAGGCCCAGTTCCAGCCGCGCCTCGCGGATGAGGGCGCGCTGGTAGGCCTTGGCACGTCCCTGCCAATCATCAGCAGCGGATGCCGTATGACATCCGGCTGCTGCGATGACAAGTGCAAGGAAGCAAGCAATACGCATGGTTACATCCCGATGGCGAAGGCCAATACAACGGCAGCAACGACGATGGCACGCCGCAGCATGACGGCGGCAAAGACAATGTCGTCCTTACGCATCTCGAATGGACGGTAACGGGCAAATATGGTGCGGTCAGCGTAGTAGCCGAGCGCCAGGGCGATAGTGACGTAAGCTGCTTTGAGCAACAGCAAGCCTATTTGCTGCGGTGCGATGATGGCGAGAACCGCCAGTAGGATGATACTGCCGATGTGCCACACGGCCATTTTGTCGATGAGCTTTTTCATGATTACCTCGTGCTTGGTTGATGACGGGGCAAGCATAAAAAACGCCGCTGCAAGCGGCGATTAGACTAGTTTGGGATTTGCGGCTTGGCCGCAATAGGTATTGTGGATGGGTAGGTACTTTGGAACGGTACCTGTTTATTGTGCCACAGCGAGCAAGCGCATCATCGCCTCATTTGAGGAGAAAAAACAGGAAACGCCCACACGGCACCTGATCACACCTTGATTTCCGCCCACGTCACCGCCGGGGCCTCACCCTCAATCTCCAGCGTGTAAGCGTTGTAGTACACGTTTTGCCCGGTTTGTCCTTGTCCGGTGAGGACGACCACAGCGCCGGTCGGGGTTTCGGCCACCCATACGTTTGCGCCTTTGCCGCCGGTGATTTTCGCGGTCATGCGCCGTTTGGGGTTGAGCAAGCTCTCAAATTGCTGGCGGATGTTCATGTTAGTCCCCCATGTAGCGGTCAATGGTGAGGGTTTGCGTGACCACCGGCGCGTTGTTGTCCAGCGTCACTTCGACCTGGATGCCCTTGATGACGCCCTGCCATGTGCTGCCGTTCTCTGTAAATGCCCACACTGCGCCGAGGCTTGCCAGCGGCAGTTGGTATTTTTCTGCCCAAGGCAAGGTGACGGTCTCGATTTTGTGCGTTCCGGTTTCGGACAGGGCATGGATGCCTGCGGCACGGTGTGCGGTTTCGTCGGTGTAGAGGGCGTGTTCGCGTAGCGCCGCTTCCGGGGTTTGGTCGGTGCCTTCACGCCAGACCAGCGCGCCTTTGGCCGTACTGCCTTTGCCGACCACACGCACACCGTTGCAGCGTTCGCTGATGCGCCGCTGGCCGCTGACGCTGAGGATCAGGTTGGACGGGATGGTGAGCGCCGGTGTCGGCTTTTCCCACGCTGCTTTGACCCACACCGGGCGCACGAAGAGCTGCGGCTCGTAGGGGTGGCTCTCGACAAAGGCACCAATGGCCTGCGCGATGTCCATCACGACGGCAATCGGGGTTTGCCCGCTCACGGTGTAGTTGTCGCCTGGGACGAGCCAGTCCACCGCGTCCCAGCCCGCGATGGTGTAGGGCGTTGGCTGCAACTGCTCGTCGGCAATCTGCCGCGCGTAGCGGCTTTGCTCGTATTTGATATGCCGCCCTTGTGTGTAGTCCGCGCCCAGTTTGGCGGTGATGGATCTGCCCGTGATGGTGTAGCTGTGGCCGATGAAGCGCCGCGTGTCGCGATAGTCCTCCGCCAAGATGTCCCAGCGCTGGTGGTTGATGCGCAGGGTGATGACGGCTTCGTCGCCCGCTTGGCGGGTGTCCATTTGCAGCTTGGCAAAATCGGCGGGGGCAAGGGTGAGGTCGCCCTGCCAGCAGTAGCCGTCGGTGTCGGCTTTGAGGGTAAGGGCGAGGATTTGTAAGGTCTGGCCGTTAAATTCGGCGCTGATTTTGTTGTGCATGATGTATCCGGGCAGGGTGGGCAGGTCGGTGGTGTCGCTGTCGTGCCAGCAGCGCAGCGGCAGGGGCAGGCGGCTGGGGTCGCGATTGACGCGGCGCCGGGTAAAGGGCAACGGCAGGCGGTGCGATGGCGGTCGCACCCGGCAGGGCGAGACGTCCGGCGGCGGTGGCGGTAGCGGGATGGGGTAATACTCGCAGGGTGGACGCACGGCGCGCTGGTAGCGCAGGCTGTGGCAATGGGCCAGTGGCAACCCCCAGCCGTGCTGGCGGTGGCAGTTGACAAGCGGCGGCGCGATGGTGATGCGCGGCGTTTTGCAGCCTTGGAGCAGGGGGTTGCCCGGCTGCATGGCGCTCGCGCAGTTGGCAAGCGGTGGCGCAGTGCCGACCGTCGGTATGGCGCAGTTGCCCATGCGCGGGTAGGCGTTGAGGGTGACGGGCAGGCAGGTGGCGAGGCGGTAGGTCGGTGTGGTGGCGGCCTGGGTGCAGGCGGTGAGTGACGGTAATCCTGCGACGGTAAACATCATGCAGCGCACCACATCCAGCATGGGCGTGTGGTTCGCGGACAGGCAGGTAGCGACGGGGACGACGCGGTTGTGCTGGTCGAGGCAGGTGGTGACGTCCAGCGTCGGCGCCGTCGCCACGCTGGCGCAGCCACTGATTTTCACCCATTTTGGCTGTGGCTTCGGGCCGGGTGCGTCGCCCACGCGGCGGGTAAACGGCAGCGGCAGTTTATTTGATGCCTGTTTGCCGGTGCGGGTGACAAAGCTGATCGGCAGTTTGCTGACGTCTATTGCCATGCGCGCCATACCTCGCGCTGTTCAGAGATAGTCAGGTTATTGGCCGGGCGCAGCTGGTCGTAGCAGACTGGCTCATAATGCCCTTGCGGGTGCCGCGCCATGAGGACGTAACGCCGCGCCGGGTCAAGGTAGGGCACGAGGTAATGGCCGCTTGCCAGCGAGCGGGCGCGCTGTACCAGCAGCATCGTCCTCGCATCAAAGACGTAGAGGTTGCCCACAGCCCCCTGACCCGCGACGGTGACGATGCCGTCGTCCTGGCCGGCGAAGTAGCCCCGGTGGTCGGGGATGTAATGCGGTTCGAGCAGCATGTCAGTAACGCCATTTGTCAGTGCGGATGACCAGGCGCGCAAAGGTGCGTGACAGACTGTTATAACCGTAGCTGTGCAAGACGATGTACGGGATGCCGTCGTCGTTGATTTCCGTCAGATTATCGGCGGCGCGGGTGCTGGTGTGGATGCCGGGGACAGGATAGAGATTGGCACCATTTTGCATATAGACGGGCGCCAGGTATTGCCCTGCTGTTTCGCGCGGCACGCTAAACAGGCTGAGAAAATCCTGTTCTCTTACCCCGTTATCGTCGCGGTAGCTTCGCGCTTTGGCGCCGGCGTCGGCACTGTCATAGTGAAACAGGCTGCTCGTCGAACCGTCACGATAACTCCCGCCGCTGTGCGCCAGCAGCAGGCAACGGCTGCCGTCGTGAGCGCTTGCGGTGTCGCCGTAAAACAGCATCTGGCCGATGTGTCCACCGGTGCTGTAACCGCTGTATATCCACACGACTACGCTGCGTGCTGAGGCAATGACGGCCCAGCGCCCATCCAGGTTATTGCGTCCGTATTCGTAGGGACTGGCTAATTCGAGGATTTTTTCCCCGGCGTCAATGCCCGTCATCTCGCGATACGCCTGCACGGTACTGTTCCCGCTGCCGTTATCCTTGATGCGCAGATAGCTGTCGAGTTCGCCCGCGTGCTTGGGGGCAAAGACACGGGTATTGCGGGCGGCGTCTTCGTAGGGCATGGTCCAGCCCGCACCCGTCTTGCTGCCGTAACCGGTGACGAGGCAGGCTTTGAGGATGACGCTAAGGTTGGCGTTGGTGAGCACCGGCGCCTGGTCATCGCTGGAGAGATAGAGCGTGACCGGCATTTCGATATTGTTGACGTACATGTTGCCTCCTAAATCTCGGTGGTGTTGCCTCTGAGACAGACCATAAAGCCGTCCGTGGTGTTCTGCCGCTTGGCGGACGGCTGCACCGCGCGCAGTATCCACACGCCCATGTGGGTGCCATAGCTATTAAAGCGGATGGTGTTGCCGTAGGCCCAGGCACTGGCGCCGTTGTTGATACCAAACGCCCCTTTCGGCAGGACAAAATAAGGCTTGTCGGTGGCGGGGTTGATAGGGGCAAGGTCGGAGAGCGTGTCAAACTTGCCGACAAAGCCGACCGCTTCGCTGAACAACTCAAACTGGTTGCCGTCCTTGAAGACGATTGCCCAGCGGTCGGTGACGGCGCCGTCATCAGTGAGGCGGAAGGGGTAATCCTTGCTGTTCAGCTTGGCGGCGATGGTGTCGCCCCTGGGCTCGTCCGCCCAGACGTTGTCGAAGGTCTTTTGCGAGAACGGCGGCGAGACGCGGCATTGCAGGTCGCCACCAATCAGGGCGGAGGAGATATAGGTCTCACCGGCGGGATAGTCACGCGCCACCGGGAATTGCAGCGTCAACGTGCCGTCGATGTCGGCGACCATGATGCGGTTCTCCTCCTCGCGGCTATGGCCTGCCTTGATCGGCAGGGTGTAGGCGGAGAGGTCAAGCGGCGTCGCCCAGGTGATTTTCCCGCTTTGCAGGTCATAGTCGTACCACTTGGCCTCAATCGGCACCCCTTTCGCGTCGCGCAGGCAGATATCGTCCAGATCGTTACGGCTGAGCTGCACGGTTTGTCCGGCGGTGTGGGCGCTGCCGAGGTCGTCTTCGAGACGGTGACCGATGACAATCATGTCCCCCCTTCTGAAGATGGGCACCCGCCCGTCGGCGGGCAGACGCACGGCGTCGATGCCGATGATGGAGGTATCCAGCGGCAGGTAGGCGTAGCTGACCGCCGAGTAGGTGATGGTGTCGGCATAGACCGGGATAGGTTCCCAGATTTTGCCGTTCTCTACCGCGTCGGGGTTGTACCAGTATTTGCCCTCATTCCCGGCGGCGGTGACCAGGCGGCCAAAGCGCACCCGCACCACGCCCGTTTCGTAGTCAATGCTGCCCTCGATATTGCTGCCCTCAATCTTGCCGCCCGCATCCGCGCGCACACTGAGCTGGCCGCCGGTGAGCGGGGTAGCGGTGATGTGCAGCGAGGCCGGGCGCACCGGTGCCGAGGGGATACGCCACACCGCCTCGTCCACCGGGTTGCCCTTGACCGTCCCCGCCAGGGCCAGCAGACGCACCGCGCTGCCTTCGGCCAGTTCGACCACGGCAATGCCGGTCTCGTAGTTGATGCTGCCCGCTTTGGTGGCGGCACCGGTGGCGGGATTGAGGCGGTAGTAGAGTTCGCCCCGGCGGTCAAAGTAGGTCTCGCTGCCGCTGGTGAAGCAGACGCTGCCGGGGACAACGCGCTCGTGCAAGGTGGGCAGCAGATCCACACGCAAGACGCCGCTGGTCGCCTGTTTCGTACGCGCGTCCTCACTTTGCTGGCCGCGATAGCGCACCGTCACCACAAAGCTGTCGTCAATCGGCGCACTGGCAAGGGCATTGATGTATTCAAACCCGGCAAAGACAAGGCGGTAAAGCGGCTTGACGGTCTGCTGGTTGCCCTGGGTGCTGACGATGCGCTCGCCCATCGGCTGCTTGCGGTAGATGGGTTTGGGGATACGGGTGGTGTAGTCCGGTTTGAATTTGACCGACCCCGTGGCGTAGTTGATGCTGCCGAAGTTCGTGCCGTTGCCATCGACCAGGCCGCCGCTGCCGTTGTCGCGCACGGTGACGTAGGGGTCCACCTGCCGCGTGTAGGCCTCGCCTTCCTGCACCTTGTGATCGTAGTCCTCGATCAACACGTTAAAGGTCATCTCAAAGCTGCGCGGCTTGATTTGCCGCTGCGCGAGGTTGAGGGTGACGTTGCCGTCGTGCCCGCGCGCCGGTGCCTTAAACTCCTGTGTCTGCGGCTCGCCCACTGAGTAATCCACTTTCACGTCGAGATGCTGCTCGCCGCCAGGGTAATTGGTGAGGGTAATGTCGCCGCTGCGGTAGTCCACCGTCCCCGTCCACGCCCCGGTGATATTGCCCATGCCGTCATCCTGCGCGGCTTTGCCGCCATTGTCCGTCCAGCTCAGTTTGACGCTGCCGGGCGCGACACCCGCCTCCATTTGCAGCAGCATGGTGACAGCGGGGGTGCTGTCGCTGCGGTTCTTGGCGGTGGCCGGACTGCCCCAGGCGTAGAGGATTTCGGAGCCGACATCGGGCAGCTCGCCGCAGGTGATGGTGACGGTGCCGCTGCGGTAATCAACCGCGCCGCTGCCGTGTGCGGCGCTGATGCCGCGCAGGGCACCGGTGCCGTTGTCGCGCAGGTCATACCAGCGGCCCTGCGCACGGTAGGAGACTTGCAGGCTGCCCGGCGCCGGGGCGGGGTTGATGGTCATCACGTAGTTGTAGGAGCGTGTCCCCGTCGATACGGCTATCGCCGCCGTATCCGCTACTTGCAGATACTCGGCAGCGGGGCGGCTGTACAGCGTCCAGCCGCTGCCGAGGTTCTCGTCAATCGTGATGCGTCCGGCGGCGTAATCGACGGTGCCGATGTCGTTGCCGGCGCTGCTGATGACGCCGCCGCTGTCGCGCGCATCAACACCGCCAACGACCAGGCGCAGGCTGCCGGGGAGGATGGCGCGCCGCGTATAGACCACCGCCCCCTTGTTCAGCGACAGGTTGCCGTTAATGCGGTCTTCCTCGCGCGCGGCGTCAAAAAGGATTTGCTTCTCGCCGGCGGCGGTGAGATCCACCAGCGACGTTTCAATCTGACTGGTGGGTACCAGCTTTTCCATCAGCGAGGAGACGCGCAAGCTCTGTGCCTGTGCCTTGATGGCGGCGGCCAACGGCTTGACCCCGTAATACTGCGCCCCGTCGGCGACGTGGGTCTCACGGATTTTGCAGGGGTTGTCGATGTAGTTGCGCTGCGGTGCCTCGGCACCAACAAAATCATGGGTGAGGGCGGTCGAGGTCTCCATCTTGACGACCGTGCGCACAAAATCAATGCCGTCGTGCGTGGTAAAGGTACGGTCTTCGGACGATACGCGGATGACCTGCACATACTGCTCAATGGCGGGATAGCCCGCCTTGTCCTGGCGCAGGCAGTACACATCACCAATCAGCGGCAGCGGCTCGCCGGGGCGCTGATAGGCCTGGACGATGCGCGAACCCTGCGATTGCGTCGAGAGCAGGGTCATGCGCGATTCAATCGTCGCCACCGAGTAGGCGGCAATGCGCTTGATGATGTCGCGGCGCACCTCGCCGTAGCGGACACCGCGATAAAGCAGGTAGCTGACGTTCTCCGCTTTCGGCGGGCGCGAGATAATCATGTGCGCGCCGCCAAGCGGGATGTTATCGGCAACGCGCACCGCGCCATGCACCGAGCGCGCGTTGAAGGCGCCGATGGTGCGGGCGACGTCGGAAATGGGCGTAAACAGCTCGTTCTCGCGTCCGGTGAGCGCGTCCTTGACCATCAGCCCGCCGCCGTCGTCGGCATCGGTGAGGCGTTCGGTCGGATAGATTTGCAGGTTCTGTTTGGTGAGGGCGGTGTGTTTTTGTGGCATTTTTGACTCGGTTTCAAATGGTCATTAAATGGATGACAGGGGCTTCGTACTGAGCGCTGCCGTCTTCGGGAGCGAGGTAATAGGCTGGAGTGATATTGGACAAGGCGGGGCGAGCAAAGCAGGTGTTAAAGCTGCGTCCGTCGGGATGGCTGAGGGTCATTTCCAGTTCCGGCACATCTGCCCAAGCCGTCAGCGTGAGCAGCGTCGCGCGGGGTAGCCAAATCCATTCACCGCTAAGGGTAATGGGGCGCCCGGCCAGCATGGTGCCCTGCTGCACGATGACCGCACCACCCAGCGAGTATTGCGGTGTCGCTTGGGCAAGGGCCTGCCAGTCAAACTCGTCCTGCCAGTACATGTCTTCCGGTAGATCGACGTGGTCGGATGTATCTTTACGGGTGAGTTTCCAATGCATCAGGTCCTCCGTTTCATTTCGTCGTGCAGTTCGCGGGCAAAATCATCTCTGCCCTCCCGGCGTGATTGGGCAATGCGGGCGTCAAAAGCATCGGCCACTTCGGCGGCGGTATAACCGCGTCCGTTGCCGCGTGAGTTACCGCTGCTGCTGTTGCCGCGCCCGTTGTTGCCCCGCCCGTTGTTGCCGCTTGTTTGCTGCTGCTGTTGCTGTTGTCGTTGCTGCTGCTCTTCGGCTTTCTTTGCTGCTGCCTGCCGCGCTTTCTCATCACCAATCTGCCGTTGCAGTTCAATCGCGCGGCGGTACTGCGCGATTTCCTCGTCATTGCGGCGGACTTCGGCCTCGTGCAGCTTGGCGTTCAGTTCGCGCAGTTTGCGCTCCTGTTCCAGCGCCGCCGTTTTGCTGTCGTCGCCCCTGAGTTGCGCCAGCTCGGCTTCAAGGCTGGCGGTGGTGTCCCGCGCCTGTTGTGCAAGGTCGGCCAGTTTTTGCCGGGCGGCATCAATGGCACTGTGCAGGTTGTTCAGGGTGGCGCTATCCAGCTGGGCAATGCGGCTGGAGGCGGCATGGGTCGCTTCGGCGATGTCCTGCATGGAGACGGTGCCGTCGGACGTTTTACGGTTGAGCATTTCGACGGCATCGGTCGCCTTTTGTACGTCCGCCACATATTGCGCCGCCGCATTTGCCTGCTTCGCCCACATGTCAATCACGCCCTGCGTACCGAGGATGGTGTTGCTGTTCATGCGGTTAAGCGCATCATCCAGATTGTTGATAGCCTCGGTGGTAAGGTTGGTTTTGTCGTAGAGGTAGAGTCTGCTGTCACCCGCTTTCTTGTTTGCAGCAGTACTCTTTTCGGTAGCGTCAACATCCTCGCCTTTGGCCTTGGCATTTTCTTTGACCGCTTCTGTATTGGCCTTGATGGCTTCGGTGTCGTCGGCTTTGGCGTCACGGTCGGCTTTTGTGCCTTCGGCTGCTTTCCCGGTCTCTTCGTTGTTCTGCCGCTTGGCTTCGGTGTTGTCGCCGAGGCTTTCACTAAGAGCCTTGACGGCTTCCGCCCCGCCCTGCATCCCGGCGCGTAACGCCCGCATCCTTTCCGCTCCGAGCTGGGCAGCCGTACCGGTCTGTTGCAAGGCATCATTAAAGGCTTTGAAATCATCCGTGGTTTTCAGCTTGGCAAGATTGGTGTCAAAAGCATCGCGTACCGCAGTGGCGGTTCTTTTCCCTTCTTCACGCAAGCCTGCCATGCCGGTTTTCCAGTTTTCGGTCATCTCATGCACCCCGGCAGAGAGTCCCCGGACGGTGTCTTCATATGACAGACCGATGGCGGACAGGCTTTTTTCCGTCTCGGCATGGGCACTCTTGGCTGCTTCGCTTAACTTGCCCATCGCTTCCGCCGCTTCTTTTACCGCTTCGGCTTTCTGCTTGTCGCCATTGACGCTAGCCAGCAGCTTGGCATTGAGCTGTTCGAGGGCGTCGCTACTGCCGCTGACCTGTTTGCCGGCGGCAGCGTAGGCGCGCGCCAGTAATTCGGTGCTACCGCCCGCATTGGCGGCCAGCGTGCCAAAGGCTTCCAGCGCCTTCCCTGCTTTGTCGCTGATGCCGGTTGCAAATTCTTGCAGGTCGAGGTTGAGGGTTTTCAGCGCTTCCCCCATGCCGCTGCCAATGCGCGACACGCTGCCCACCATCATTTCTTGTATCCGCTGTGCCTCCGTTTCGCTGATGTCAGCAGTTTTCGCCCATTCATGATAGATGCGGTTGATAGCGGCCACGCCCTCGGTGGTATCTATTTTGTTCAGCGCGTTTTGCAGGAGTTGCTGCATTTCATCGGCAGTCGGTTTGACTTTGTCAACGATGCTTTGCAGTGCTTCCGTGACCTCTTTTTCCGCTTCGCTCATGCTGCGGTAGGCTTGTGGCACATCTTGCCCCAGCTTCTGATAGGCCTTGGCGAGATTCTCCACTTCGTCGCGCGTCAGCTTGTGTGCTTTTTGCAGGCCGCTGGCCGTGATAATGCCGATGTCGCCGAGCGATACGGTGCGGTTTTGCAGTTCATCCAGCAGGTCGCGCTCTTCCTGCCAGGTGATTTTGTTCTCGTCGCGCAGTTTGCGGATGGCTTTTTCGGCTTCATCTACGGCGGCAGAGGATGACAGGGTGCGTAGTGATTGCCGCACGGCGTCCACTTGTTCTTGCGTCAGCGCGGCGGCACTGCCCGCCAGTTTGTTGAGATTGTCGAGAGTGACACGGGTTTCGTTGCTGATGTGTTTGGCGGCGTCGGCAGCCTGCTTCTGTTTGGCAAGCATGTCGTCCATCGCCTTGCTTGCCGCCGCCTGCGCCGCCAGTTTTTCCTGCTCGGCGCCGAGACGCTCGGCTTCATGCCGCATCCGTTCGTATTCTTTTTGTGCCTTAGCCAGCTTTTCGGCATGACTGTCCCATAGCGGGGTGATGTCTTTCAGCCCGTCCAGCGCACGGTCAAACATTCCCGGTGCCGTATCGAAACGCTTCATCTCGCGTTCGAGTTTGAGGATGGCGTCGCGGCTTTGTTCGGCGGCAGCATTGGCCTTCGCCAGGGCATCGCTGACACCGGCGGCGTCCAGTTCCATCCCTTTTGCCAGTTGCGCGTTCAGTTTGTTGATCGCGGCATCAGCCTCGTCCACCTTGTCACGCATGTCGCCCACAGATTTGTTGGCACTGTCGGCCCGCTCGCTGAATATGGCTACTGCCGACGCGGCGGCAATCATGGTGATGCCGATGGGGTTACTAACCAGCCAGCGCGCCGAGGCAACAAAACCGCGCATGGCTGTACTCGCCGCCGCACTTGCCGAGGTAATCCCCGCCAGTTGCGCGCGTACGGTCGCCATTGCTGCCGCCGTCCGGCGGTATCCGGCAGTCACGGCAGAGGTAACGGTCACACCCTCGCGCCCCATTGCTGTCATCGCCGCTGCAAAGGCGACGGAGGACGTCTTGGCGGCGACCAGCAGGGCGACAAAAGCGGTCAGTTGCGGATGGGCTTCGGCGAATTTGCCGAGTGCCTGCCCGGCGTTCCCTACGGTCTGCGCCATATTGGCCACGACCGGCAACATTTGCTGGCCGATGGATGTGGTCAGGTTGCTGATGGCGGCTTTAGCCTGCTCGATTTTCTGCGCGGTGGTATCCATGCGCGCCTGAAACTCTTTCTGCATCGCGCCTGCCGTCTGGCTTTTGTCGGCAACGAGTGCCAGGGCATCATCAAAGGTTTTCAGGCTGCCGACGGCAAGGCTGATGTCGTCGCTGTATTCCTGGCCAAACAGCTTGGTCAGGGTGATGGCGCGCTGCTGCTCGTCCAGTTCCTGCAAGCGTCCCAAAAAATCACGCAGGGCAGCATTCGGGTTGTTCTTGATGTTCTCGGCCAGTGTCTTGCTCGACAGACCGAGGTCTTCCAACCCTTCGGCAAAGGATTTGACACCTTCGCCGCCGGTTTGCAGGCGGTTGAGCATGGCATTGATGGCGGTACTGGCCACTTCCGGGGATTTGCCGAGTGAGATAAAGGCGGCAGACAGGGCAGCGGCCTGTTCACTGGCCAACCCAAACTGCTTGGCACTGCCGCCGATGCGCAGCAATGCTTCGGTGATTTCGTTTTCGGTTGCGGCGGTGTTGTTGCCGAGGGTGTTGATGGCGTCACCCAGCTGGCGCACGTCGCTCAGGGGTATTTGAAAAACGTTGGACAGTTTGGCCGCTGCATTCCCGGCTTCATCGGCGGTCATACCGAAGGCAATGCTCATTTGTCCGGCCAGCTCGATAAATTGTGGCAGATCATCAAAGGCAACACCCAGCTGCCCGCCGGCAGCGGCCATTTCGGCTACTTCTTCCTTGGCCAGCCCCATTTGTACAGCCAGCTCTTTCACCGTGCCGGACAGGGCCTCCATTTGTGCAGGGGTAGCGTCCACCACTTTCTTGACGCCCGCCATCGCCTCTTCAAACTGCACCGCTTCATTGATGACGGCGGTGAGGCTGCCCGCTGCGGCGGCCAGCTCGCTCAGGCCGCTGATGACCTGCTCAAGACGGTCACCGGATTTCTCGGCGGCCTCGCCAAGGTTGCCAAGCTGCTCTTCCAGTTCAGCTAGACGCTGGCTGTGCAGTTCTGCCGCACGTGCCAGCTCTTCCTCGGTCAGGTTGCCCTGGTCGCGCAACAGCTCGTAGGCGCGGGTGACGGCCTCAATCTGCTCGCGGATGCGGTCGTCATCGTCAAGCCCCAGGGTAACGCGCGCCTGCGCAACTTCCTGCAAACGTTGCGCCTCACTGGTCAGGGCTTCGAGTTCAGCACGCGCTGCCTCAGCACTTTCGCCGATACTGCGCTGCTGTTCGGCCAGATCGCCGGTTGAGATCCCCGCCTCGTGCATGGCGTCGCTCACGCGTTGCAGGTTCTGCGCCAGTTCGTCATTCTGACCGGCGGCGGTCGCCGCTTCCCGTCGTGCCGCTTCGGTGGCCCGCGTCAGTTCATCCACCTGCCGTTGCGCCTCGCGCTGCGCCCTGCCGACTTCGGCCTGCTCCTGCCGGTAACCTTTTGCCTCCTCGCGGGCGGCGGCAAGCGCCGCTTTCAAGTCCTCAAGACGGGTGCGCTGTTCATCCGTCGCGCCGCCGGACGCGTTGATTTCTTCCTTGAGCCGGGCGATTTCATCCTGCAAAGCGCTGGTGTGCTCGCGGTTGTCGGCAAGCGCTGTCTGCAACAGCGTGGCGCGGTCGGCAAATGATTGGACCGCGCCGCGCGCCGCTTGCGTTTCACTGGCAAGACGGTTGAGTTTGGCTTCGGCTTCGGCAAATGCCTCGGCAGCGGCGCGGCTACCTTCTTGCAGGCGGGTAAATTGAGTGATGAGCGCTTGCTGATTTTCAAGACGGGCTAGCTCCGCAACCAGACGAGCGCCCTCTTCCCTGAGCTTTGAGGCGTCACCACCCGCGTTTTCAATCGCGTGTGCGAGCTGTTCAATGCGTTCAGCACCTTCGACGGCGGCGCTGATGAGTAGTTCCGTTCGTAATTGGTTGGTTGCCAT